TTAACCGAATACATAACGCGCGAAACGCAGGATTTTTTTCAACGTCTGGACAAGCTGGAAGGCGACGTAAACGATTTAATGAACGCCAAAATTCAGGAAAATGATTATTAAAATTACCGGCCACATAACCGACATTTTCCCGACGGAAAGTTTTGGCAATTTCGAAAAGCGCGTCGCCTGGGTGGCCGAAGTCAGTGGCGACCGTTACCCGAACACTTACGCCCTGGAATTCCAGCAGAACGACGTTAACCAACTGGACCACGTTTCGCCTGGCGACCTGGTGGAATGCAAGGTCGACGTAAAAGGGAAGAAATGGGAAAAGGGTGGCAAGTCTGGCGTTATTAACGTCCTAAAATGTTTCGACATAATCCGCCAGGCAGCCGGACCGAAGTTTGTGCCCAGCACGCGCAACCAGACGGGCGGCATTCCACGAAAGACACCGCCGCCAGGTAATTCGCCGTCTGGGCATCCGGACCGCTGGCAATCGTCTAAAAAGGACCTGGAAGACTAGGAAAATTTTGGTAATTAGATTTTTTATTACATTTGAACAGGCGAAAGCGCCGCGCAGTTTGGCATAACTGGCAGCCTGTTCTGGAAATCGGAACAGGCTTTTTTATTTTTTATCTGAATTGTTTCATTCGCGTTTAAAAAACGTTTAAATTCGCCGTAACAAAAAAATTCATTTTATGCCCAGGGAACGCAAAATACAATACCAGCGGACAATCAGCCAGGAACTTCATACCGCATGGTTAAAGCTAAAACGTAAAGGCGATTCGGCCATAATTGCCGACAAGCTGGGACTAAGCCGGCCGGTTATCGACCGCGCGTTACTTTATGGGTATGTCGCCCAGGTCGCCGACCTTCCCGACCAAATAAACAAGTTCTTTTTTGATCGCATGGAAGCCGAAAAAAGCCAGGCCAAAAAACTAACGGCCATGGCGGACAGCCTGGCCAAATAAATTCGTAACTTTTTAAAACCGTTATAATATGCACGACGAAGGAATCGACATTATAGAAACGTCCGCGGCCGAAGTTATCAACCAGGAAGCCGCGTTAAGCCTAATAACCAAGGCGGAAATAGACGTACAGATTTCGACCGCCAAGGCCTTTCCGCGGTCAATAGCGCAGTTTTTAAAACGCGCTGAATCTATGGCCACTGTTTCGGAATCCGTGGCGCAATCCTGCGCCTATGCCCTGCCAAGGGGTGGAAAGACACTTAAAGGCCCGTCCGTCCGTTTGGCGGAAATTGTGGTTTCCAGTTACCAGAATATCCGGACCGGCGCGCGCGTTATCGCAAACGACGGCCGCCAGATTACGGCACAGGGTATTTGCCACGACCTGGAAACGAACACCTGCGTTACCGTAGAGGTCAAGCGGTCCATTCTTCAAAACGAATGGGTGGCTGGAAGGAAAACCGGGCGCATGGTACCCATGACCGAAGACATGCAGGTCGTTACTGGAAACGCCGCCTGCGCCATTGCATTCCGGAACGCAGTGTTTAAGGTTATACCGGCCGCGCTTATCCAGGACGTTTTCGAAAAGGTCGAACAGGTTGCGCGTGGAACAGCCGAAACGCTGGTGGCCAGGCGCACCAAGGCCCTGGACTATTTGCACGGCCTGAAGGTTACGGACGCCCAGATTTGCGAAGTTTTGGAACTGCGTTCCGTCGAAGATATTGACCTGGAAAAGCTGGTCGTTCTGCGCGGAATGGTTACCTTAATAAAAAATGAGGAAAGCACAGTCGCCGAACTATTCCACCAGGATAAGACGCCAAAAGACAAGGCCGAAAAGGCGACAGACGCCACGACCGACGCCATTAAAACCGCTGCCAGCAGGGCCACAAAAGTAAATCCGAAATAAAATGGGTATCGTCAAAAAAATGCAGCCGAATAAAACGTATTATTCCCAGTCGATAACGACTGAAGGAATGCCGCCAGGCGTCCAGCTGGCGAACGCCGAAGCGATAGCCCGGTTAAAAAAGGCAATGGACGATTACCAGGATAAACACCCGCGGGCGTCTGCCAGGGAAGTTCGCAAGTGGGCCGCGAAGAAATCCGGCGTTCAGGTTATTGCAAAATCTGATACTATCCAGAAAACAAAAAAACCGTTTTAGGTGGACCTAAAAGAAAGTTATAAAAAGCTGGTAATTTTCCTGGCGTTACAGGCGTTTACCTGTTCCTTTTGGGTCTTTATAGCATGGATAAACCCGCCCGTTTTTTTGCAGAAATATTACATTTTGTTTTTAATTCCAGAAATTCCGGTCTTTGTTGGATGCTATAAACTATACCGACTAATTAATCGACGCGCTTAATTTCTTACATTCACGTTTCAAAACCGTTACATAAATGAAATCGAATATTACGTTAATTCCGACGGCGGGAATGCCGCGGGAAGACTGGTTACAGTTCAGGAAAAAAGGAATCGGCGCCAGCGAAGTCGGCGCGGTTATGGGCCTTTCGCCTTATAAATCATCAATAGAATTATTTTATGACAAAATCGGCGAATCGCTGGGTTACACCGTCGAAAATTTGGCTATGTTCCTGGGCACAGAACAGGAAAGTTTTGTCGCCATGTTGTGGGAACACTGGGACCCAGTAGACGGCACGGTCGACACAATGGTCGCCAATTACCGCGCCGGCCGAAAGGTCCGAAGATGCAAGCGCGTGAACGCGTACGCCACGAATTCGAAATATCCGTGGTTATTCGTCAGCCTGGACCGCGAAATAAATAAGTTCGACGCCCGCGGAAACGGCGCCCTGGAATTAAAGACCGTCGGCGGGTGGGAATCCGACAAATGGGAATCCGGAATCCCGCCCAGTAATATAGTCCAGGTAACCACCCAAACGCTGGTCTGCGAATACCTGTTCGGTGAACTGGCGCAGTTAAAAGATAACCGCGACTTTTTTGTTTTCCCTTTTGAGCATAACGAAAGCATAGCCGAAAGCATCCTGGCGACGACGAAAGCGTTTTGGGATAGGGTGGAAAAGGCCCGCGTTATCGTAACCAGGCGTTTTGAGGCACAGCGGAACATGAATTACCGGGCCGTCGATGAACTGAACGCCGAACTTCAGGCCGTAGAGCCAGAACCAGACGGTTCGGACGCCTTTAACGCGTTCCTGAAAGAAAAGTATAAGATTGCCATTCCGGGCGAACAGGCGGGCAGCCTGGAAGACCTGGCGAACGCCCAGGCCCATAAAGAAGCCAAAGACCGGATTAAATTAATTGAATCCGAAAAACAGCTTTACGAAAACCGCCTGAAGAATGTAATTCGGGACGGCGCCGACGCCCTGGATTTCGGCGTAAACGGGCGGGTTACCTGGAAAACGGACGCGCGGGGGATAAGAAGATTTTTGAATAATGTGAAATAACCCTAAGTTCGTTTCGGATTTGTCAAATATATCGCTGTGCGGCCTTATATTTGTTTCTATAAAATGTAACGGTTTTAGACCGGATAGGACGAAGGGGCGCACAACCCGGAATTCTGTTCGGTTTTTTATTTCCACTAACCCACATAATGGAAAAAATTTTTATTCTTCCCGACTGGAAGGCCCTTCGCAACCTTACGGCAACATTGCAGCAATCTTGGTTTTATGGCTGGACACATTGCGACGCCTGCGGCGTTTTCGAACTGGACGAACCGCACGCGCGCGTAGACATGGGCCGCCGCGTTACCTGCGAAGAATTCGAAAAGATGCAAGCCGCCGGCGTTTACAAAATCGACGCAAATAAATTCCTATTTATCGACTTCATCCGGATTAACAATTCCGGAACCATAAAGGAAAATTACAACCCCCACAAACCAGTTTTCCGGGCACTACAAAAACACGGTTTAACACTTTCGCCGGATTTACTTTCGGTTAATTTTAACCCTGGGCCAAGGTTGAACGAAGGTTCAACGAACCTTATAGGTGAAGGTATAGGTAAAGGTATAGGTAAAGACATAAAGGTCGAACCGACACTTTTTGAAGTAGACGCGGATTTTATGCCATGGAAGTCGCCGGAATTTTTAGCGGTCTGGAATGACTGGAAGGAATACCGGCGTTTAGAACATAAATTTAAGTTCGCCAGCGACAAAAGCGAAAGGGCCACATTAACAGAACTTTCGAATCTGGCTGGTGGCGACCAGGCTAAAGCTATTGAAATCGTTATGCAATCCCTTTCTAAAGGATATAAAGGCTTTTTTGAACTAAAAAATAATTCCAATGGAACCGACAAAAATTTCAGAACTGTTACCGGCGGCCATTCCAGAAAGTCAGCTGGCGCCCATGAACTTATTGACGAACTTAGAGCCATACACGAAAGCGGAAACCGCAGTTTTGAGGGCTAAGTATGCGACGCCAAAGATTTGCAGACTATTACCCGTTAAGGTTGTGCACGACGTTAAGTTAATGCTCTTAAACATTCATTCGGCGACGGGCTGGGAACTTCCAACTGGCAACATGCGCCAAATCGTAGAGCGCCAGCTAATCGCTACGCTTTTGGAAAAATATTCGAACCTGAATTTTACGGAAATAGAACTGGCATTCCGCACCCTGGCCCATGAAGTCCAGGAATATGGGAAACCGTTTAACATGGCGCTTTTTAACCAGGTTTTAGAACTTTATTTGTATAACCGCAAAACTATTTCAGACATGGAACAAAGCCGCCAAAAGCAGCCGGAACTGGAATTACCAACCATGACCGACGAGGAAAGACAGACTTACCTGGAAGAAACAAAACTAGCCTATCTGTGCGGCCGGTTACAGCTGCGAATGTTACCGATTGACTGCTATAATTACGCCCTTCGCGTCGGCCACATAGCGCCGACCAGGGAAGAAAAATGGGACGCCTATTTCCAGGCTGGCCAGATTTTAAACCCTGAAGGAAACGCCAAGGTCCTGCACGATACCGCCGAAATGCTGTCTAAGCAGATTATTCTTTCAAAATATTTTAAGAAATGAGAAAAGAAACCCTGGAAGCCGAAAAAAGCGCGTTCAAATTGCTGGCCACGATTACCGCGCTGGAAAAAATGGCCGCCGTCTATAAGTTCAGGCTGGAAATAGCTTTGTTCGCAGACCGAAACACGCGCCCGCGCTGGATTATAAAAACCGGAAAGGTCCGCGTGGAAAACGAAAGTTTGCCGGCGGCGCTGGAAGCCCTAAAAAATTCGATTATAAACCCTTTAAATGTAGAATTATGAAGATCGTTTTTCCCTTTTTTGCGTTTGTACTTTTTTCCTGTTCCAAAGCCACCGAAGGCCTGGCGAAAGTTCAGTGGTCCGGTTACTACATTGTCGATTCTGTCCAGGCGCCCAGCGAAGGCGTGGCCCGGTCGATGGCCTACGACTGCCCTGGCGACGTGAAGACCTGGGCCGATACTGTGCTGGACTATAACCACGGCGTTCCGCCAGACCAAACAACCAACTGGCGGGAAGTTCACCCGGAATTTATGCAGTTTATTTCCGTTGTTGAGCGCCGGCCAGGTCTTTGGGTCCGCCTGTATTACACCTATAAAACCAAAAAGCGGGTTTTATGACCGAAACGATTACCGCCGCCGAATACCGGAAAATCCACGCGAAGACCGAAAAGCATAAGGCCCAGGCAACCCGCGTAAAGTTTGGAAACGAAAAATGTAAAATCGACGGCATAACCTTCGACAGTAAAAAAGAGGCGAAATATTATGGCCTTTATAAGCTACTGGTGGCCACCAGGGAACTAAAAAAGTTCGACGTGCATGTCCGTTACCCGCTGGAAGTTAACGGCGTCCTGGTATGCGTCTACGTCGCAGATTTTGTTTTACACTATCCGAACGGAAAAATTACCGTCGTCGATATTAAGGGCGACGCCACGGTCGGCCTTTCTGTCTTCAGGATTAAAAAGCAGTTAATGAAGGCCTGCCATGGCCTGAATATTCACGTTATCAATTAACCACAAATAAAACCGTTACCATGTTAAGAACACGATGGACAACCCAGGAAAAGGAAAAGGTTAAAACCCTTTACAATTCAGGCCTTTCAGATACGCAGATTGCCGTAAAGACCGGCCGCAGCACGAAAGCCATTCAGATAATTCGCGGCAGAATCGGCGCCGTGAAATTCCACATTGAAAGGGAAAAGGGAATTAAGGTCGGCCCACGCGCCAAACCCAGGCCCGGAAAAATGCCGGAAGGCGCCCAGCTGGTCATGGAAGACATTTTACCGAATATTCCCAGGGATAACGCCATTAAGGCGAACGAAGCGTTTTTCGGAAAAGAGGCGACGCACAGGTCGAAGACCCTGGCGGGGAATGAAGAAATTTACCCAGGCCCAGCCATTCAGAAAACGATAAATTCAGATATAGGCATTTCCGGAACGATCAATATTTATAACCACGACGGGGAAACCGATTTCACAATAACCAACTTGGCGCCCAGGAATGCCATTAGTATTCTGGCCAAAATTATTTCTAAACTTGTATTGGAATAATTTGCCCAGCGTTTCTATTTCTTTACTTTTGCTTTTCAAAACCGTTAAAATTTTATGACAAAAACACCAAAAAAAAACGCCGTCGGCGACGTTACCGTAATGGAAAAGCCCGACACTTCAACAGAAATTACGCCGCACGAAATCGTTAACGCGCCGGCCAGGCTGACGCCTGAAGACCAGGCAAAGCTGGAAGTTAAAAAATTTGATTTGCCGCGCGCCTGGATAGCGCAGAAAAAAGCCGATTACAAAGACTTAAAAATTTCCGGCGCCGAAGATAAGGACGGATATAAAAAAGTCGAAGCGGCATGGCAGGAAGTTCGCGGCAAACGGATTGCCACCGAAAAAAAGCGCGAAGAAATTAAAGGCGGTTACCTGGTTATAGGCCGGGCAATCGACGCCGAAGCCAAAGACCTTATTTCCCTTTTACGGGAAATCGAAGACCCGTTAAATAACGCCTTGGTGGAAATAGACGATTTAAAAAAACAGGCCGCCGCAGAATTGGAACGCCAGGCGCAGCTTAAACTTCAAAACCGCGTTTCCGAATTGCTTGAAAACGGAATGCAGTTTACCGGAAGTTATTACAGTATCGGCGAAACCATTTCCATGGACGTCGTTACACTGAAGTCGATGAAGGACGACGAATTCACCTTTTTACTGGATAAGGTCAAAACCACGAACCGCGACATTCTGGAAGCCAAACGCAAAAAAGCGCAGGACGACCAGGACGAACGGGACCGGATTGAAAACCAGCGGAAAGAAAACGAACGGATTGCCGAAGAAAACCGACTGGCCCAGGCAGCAATCGACGAACAAAAGCGCAAGCTGGCCGCCACCCTTTTAAAAATGCGTACCCAGCAATTAACCAGCCTGGGCATGTCGTTTGTTTATGCAAATAAAACTTTTGAATTCAGGATTGACGGCGACCGGGCATTTATGGGCCTGGATTACGTGGAAACGGCCGCAGACGAAGCGTTCGACGCTGAACTGGCAAAACTTACAGTCGATATTTCCAAACTGAAGGAAAAGGCCCAGAAAGCCGCCGACGACCGAAAAAAAACCCAGGACGAACTGGACGAACTTAACAGAAAGGCCCAGGAAAAGAAAAACCGCACGCTGGCGCGCGAAATGGAAATCCTTTCTGCGTTCGGCGTGAAAAAAGAGGGCGAAAAATATGTCGTCCGGTCGAAGGTCCCAGGCAGCCAGGCCGCTATGAGTATTTTAAAAACCACGGTCGAAGACCTGGACGAAAACGCCTGGGCAAATGCCATGAACGAAAGCAAAAAGGTTTTTAAGAAATTCCAGGCTGAAAACCTGAAGGATGGCGTTCGCTACGAAAACGAACAGGAAGCCAAACGCCGGGCGGCCATGACTGACGCCGAACAGATTTCCGATATAATGGGACGCATGGCGCAGATAGCCCTGGTTTCGCCGCAATTAACGACAGACGCGGCGAAAGAAATCTGGAAAAAATTCGACACTGGTTTCGGCGTTCTGTTAGTTGAGGCCGAAGACGCAATAAATAAATTATGAAAGTTACCAAGGTAGAAAGGCGCAAATTGATTGAATCCATTTTGCCGCAGCTGGCGCCGGCGTTCGTTGAAACGAAAGCCAAAAAAACAGTTATGGGCACGTCTTTAATCGGAAGGAATGTGGTAAAAGATATTGGCGGCGAAACCGTGCAGCCTGGGCGACTTTATACCGTCGACGAAGTAAAGAAAATTCCGATTAACCATTCAATGCGCCTTTCTGACCTTATCCGCCAGGCGAAGGATTTTGACGATATGACTACCAAACTGGCCGCCTACGTTGTTAAGCATTCCAAACCATAAAAATTTCAGCAAAAATGAAAATCGAACTTCAAAGGGTCCACCTGGACAAAGAAAACAAACTATCCGTTTCCTATAAGTTGACGGACCATAACAATATGGCGCCAGTAGAGGCCGGACCGTTTACCGCGTTCGTTCATAAAGATTTGATCGACGCCATGACCCGCCTATCTGTGCACGCGGCGCTTATGACTGGCCAACTAAACCCCGGCGACATTTCGGACGTGGAAAACCCGGCCGAAATCCTGGTCCAGCCATTTACCGCGAAATCCTGGTCCATAAGTGGCGCAGATAACACGCAGGCGATTATTATTTCCGCAAACCGGCAACTGGCGGACAAAAAGGTTTTTAACTTCAATACGCCGCGTTATCTGTTAAATGCGAATGAGGAATCCAGATATTACGCCATGGACGACGTTCTGAAATGGGTTAACAGAACAAAACAGGAAGCCCTGGCGTTTCTGGATGGAACCAAGGTGGGCACGGACCCGCAGGGAAACCTTTTCGCGCAGAATGAAACCAAACCTGTTACAAAATTGCAGATAGCCGAACCAGTTTCGAAGGAATGGACTGCGGGGGAATATTTAAACGAAATCGCGGACGAACCTGGCGCTAAAAAATTTATTCCAAACGGCGTTAAAGCTGACCCGGAAGCCCAGGCGCGCGTTAAGGAATGGGAAGCGGCCGAAGGTGAAAACAAAGACCGGGCGAAGGCCGTGGCGAACCAGGCTGGCAACAAAGGCCGGAAGAAAGGTGGCGCCAAACGCGTAAAGCAGACAGCCGACAACCGTTCCGGCATTATTCACGACGATGAAAACGCAGTCGAATGAAAGCCCTAATTTTTGACACCGAAACCAATGGCCTGCCAAAAGATTTCCGGGCGCCCATGCGCGACCTGAAAAACTGGCCGCGGGTTATTCAACTGGGCTGGACGCTATTCGATTTAAAGACCGGCGAAACACTGGCAGAACACGTTTTTTTAATTAAGCCGCAGGGCTGGAAGGTGCCGAAGGAAAAATTTTGGATCGACAACGGATTCAGCCAGGAAAAAAATGAAAGGGAAGGCGCGCCCATGGTCCAGGTTCTGGGAATGTTTGTTCTGCACGCGGGGAATAGCGACGTTATTGTCGCCCATAATATGGATTTCGATTATAACGTCCTGGGTGCAGAAATGCTGCGCTATAAGCAGACGACGGGAAGAATTATTCCGCAGCTGTGCACGATGAAAGCGGGCACGGAAATTTGTAAAATTCCGGGTAAATACGGGAAATATAAATGGCCCAGTCTGGACGAATTACACCGTTTCCTTTTCAAAAAGAACTTTGAAGGTGCCCACGACGCCGGCGCCGACGTCCAGGCCTGTAAGGTTTGCCTGGTGGAAATGATTAACCGTAAATTGATTCAATTACCGGGTTTAAAATCTGTTTAAAATGCTGCCTGAATATTGCGCCAAATGTGGGAAACAGTTAATTCCAGCACCAGCCAGGTTCGACGGCGAATTTACATTCGTGGGATTTTTAGAGCACGATTGCAACCAGCAGAAAGAACAGGCTTTTTTGCAGGTAGTCGAAGAAATGGTAAATGAAAGCGTCCACGCCTGGAATGAGGGCGCCAAAAATCAAAACTTTTAAAAATGGAAAGTCGTTATTTGTTGGAACGCCGCGCCCTGAAGTTGAAAGGGCCGAAAACCGCCAAAGAAGAAAAGGCCGACGCCCAGGCGAAAGGAGATTTTTACCGCGACCAGGCAGCGCAAGCGCCGAAGAAATGCGAAGAATGTGGGCAACCGCTGGCCGGAACAATGGCTATAAATCCGGCCGCGGTCGTGGCCCATATTCTACCTAAAAGGCGCGAAGGCGGGTGCCCGTCGGTTGCCCTACACAAAAATAACCGGTTTTTTGCCTGCGGCAACTGTCATACAAACTACGACCAGAAAGGCGCCACCTATGTGCAAAACATGTCAATATTTGAGGTTTTAAAGAAGCGGGTGGCGACTTTTTACCATTTAATTCCCGAAAACGAAGTCCAGAACGTTCCCGCTTATTTCAGGCCGGAAGAAAAAAAAGTAAAGCATGGAAGTAAAAAAAAGCCGGGCGGAAAAAATCGAAAGCCTGCAAAAAAAGGCAAATGAATTGCTGGCCTGGTTCGAAGGCAAAGACATGCCGGCGCCGCCTTTTTTGTTGAGCCAGGGCGAAACCTGTATCGACCCGGAAAAAATGGTTTATGTAGCCCTAACGACGCTGGACACTTACGCCGATAATCCGTTCGCCAAACCCTTTGTTTCTGCATACTTGCGATTAAATAACCTTAAAATTTTTATCGAACGTGCGACAACTAAATCAGCTGGTTCTAAGCGTGGAAAGCGCGCGAAGCCTGCAAATGCTGGGAATTGAATGCCCGCCATTCCTTTACTGGGAAGCAATTACGGACGAATATGGGTCCAGGTACGAAGTAGGCCAGTTTATGAATCCGGACGACGGATTAATCCCAGCCTGGACAAAGACTGAACTGGACTACATGATAGGGAACGACCTGGAAAAGCCGGACCTGGTATTAACCAGGCGGGCCGGAAAGTTCGGCAACCTGAACAAATACCCGCTTTACTATCCTAACAAGTCGATAGAATTCGACAATGGCGCCGAAGCCAGCGCCCAGGTTTTAATTTTTTTGATCGAAAACGAACAGCTGGACGTCGCAAAGATTAACGAACGTTACATTAAATTTTTTCAGTAATGGACCTGCAATTATTTGCCGAAATGGTCGAAACGATGCGCGAACGCCAAAAGCATTATTTTAAGACCAAAAGAGAAGACCCAAAAAATTGGGCGCACATTAACGCGGCGCTGAACCAGTCGAAGGCGCTGGAAAAGGAAGTCGACGAAGTAGTAAAAAATATTCTGCACCCAGACCCACAAAAGTCTTTGTTTTGAAATACATTTGAAACAAATTTGAAACGATGGCCATAAACCAGAACCTTTGCAAAATTGACAACGTGCCGGCGGTAATACCGCACATTTTTTGTTTCGGTTGCCTGAATGACTGGCTACGCGTCCGTAAAGCTATACAGGCCAGGTTAACGGCCGTCTTTGGTCCAGCTACGCGCGAAACACTGCCCATTATTACCCAGGAAATGGCGCGTCTTAACGCCCTTTGGAAACGCGACCGCGACGCCTTTGAAAACGAAGCCCGAACATGGTACTAAAAAAACAAGTCTTTACGCAAATGGACAAACCGACGGCCCTGTTAACGATTTCAGACGAAGGGCCGGGTAAACCTATGCTTGTCGACCTTCGCCTGGGTGGCGTCGGCGAAATGAAGGTCCTGACGGCGTTAAGCTGGGCCGCCGGCCAGCTGGGAAGGGATATTTATAACCGCGCCGTCGCAGCCTGCGGGACCGACGAAACCGCCGTGGTAATTGAGTATATGAAGACTAAGCAGCACCTGGAAGACCAGACCATAAATGACATTTTAGGAAACATTTAAAACCGTTACGAATGTATATTTTGCACAAAATCCGGGCAGCGATACGCGCCTGGAAGACACCGCACAGAACGAAAACAGGAATTTTGACAGCGCGGGAAGTTCATTGCACCTGCGAAGCCTGCCCGACACAATACGAAATAGTTTTAACCGACGGGCGCATGGCGTACGCGCGTTATCGGTGGGGTAAACTTTCCATAACCCTTTCCCTTTTCCCGACCAAAGACATTTCCGACGCCGTTTATGGCGAACTGATTTATTACGCCGATACTGGCGACGAATGGAATGGGATTATGTCGGAACCACATTTTTCGAACCATTTAGGTCTGGCGGGAATTTCTTTGGCGCCCGACCTGTTAGATTCAATCCAATGACACCGCAGCAATTCGAAATCTGGCTGGACCAGGCGGCCAAAGAATTCGAACAACTGGCCGAAAAGGTCGAAGACCAAAGCCCGACCATGTATAAGGTTTACATGGCCAAAGCGCTGGTTTACCAGTCTATCCTGGTGGAATTCAAAAAGGTAAAATTCAGATAATGAAAATGGGAATATCTAAGGAAATGACCGTCGCAATTAACGCGTTTCCAGGCGACAAGGTTTGGGTAAGGAATTACAGGCGCGACGGTTACCAGGAATTCGGAAAGGTTATCGAAACGACTGTGAACGTGGACAATTCGGTCCGGTATTCCGTTAAATACCGAATCCAACTGGAAAGGAAAAGTAAAACCGGCCGACCTTTGTTTTTGTACGTCGGAAACGACGGTATTTTGTAACCATTTAAAACGCATAATTATGAACGACGAAAGTTTAGAGAAAAGGCGCTGGCCGGAAGCCAGGCAAGTAAGCCGCGAAGAATCCACCGGCGACCCGCTGGCGCAGCTAAAACAGGACCACCTGGCAGGCCAGGCAGAAATCGACAAAGCCAAAGGCGTAAACCCTGCGCCGGAACCGGAATTCGTCGACAAGCTGGCGGCGCTTATCAATTCGGTTTCACGTGAAAACCGCAGCAACACGCCCGATTTTGTGCTGGCGAAGTTTATGGAAACATGTTTGTTCGCCTTTGAGAATGCCAGCAATACGCGCGAACGCTGGTTCGGGAAGTATCTGAATATCTTGGGCGAAAACAAGCCGGCCGACCGGCGCCCGGTTATAAAGATTCCGAAAATGGAAGACGTAAACACGCGCACGCCTGAAGGTTATTTATTTAATGCTGCCATGGCCATTTTAACGGTCGAATACCAGCCTGGAATGAGTTATCCGGCCATGTATAACAAAGTCAGTGCCCTGGCCGTTAAAATTCTGGAAGGCGAAGCCGGCCGCGACGAAAGGGAACTTTCGTTCGACTATAACAGCCAGCCACCGACGACGGCAAAGGCTGAAATTTTGCGGGAATTTCGTTTTGAAGATATAGACACAAAAACGCGGGAAGGCCGTTATTTAATTGGCGCAATAGCGAAACTAATGGCGGATTTACACCGCGATTTGCACCCAAACGCAGTAATGGAATTACTGAAAATCTACGCAGACGCGGCGTTCGAAAATAACAAGCCGAAGTTTAATAACGCCGGCAACCGTAACGAAAAGCCAGTATAAAAAACATTTATAATCCTTTAAAAATTATAAGCTATGCCACTGACTGAAGAAGTAAAAACTAGGCTGAAAGCCGCCGGCCGCGAAGACTTAATAAAGGCCATGGAAATAAACGATTCCGGTTTCGCCGGCGTAACGAAGACGGGCCAGATAGTCGACCGGCGGGAATACCCGGACGCCACACCAGTTCCGGAAAACGAATTACTGGGAATTCCAAAGCCGAAGCCGCTGCCATGACACGCGAAAAAATGATCGAATACCTAAAGGCCAACTATCTGACCCAGAAAACCGAACAGATGGCCAGGGCGCTAGGCGTAAGCCGGGCCACGATATTCCGGTTATACAGCCGGGCGGGAATAACGAATCCGCGGACGTACACCAGGCCGCCGGCAAGCGTTTGCAAAAAGCGGGCAGCGTTCATAAAATCGAAGAAAGGGAAATGGACGGCAACGCAACTGGCCAAGGCGCTGGGCTGCACCAAAGACCAGGTTTATAATCTTTGCCGTTCTTATGACCTGGACATTAAGCCAGGCCGGGCACGCTACGGCAAAAAGGACAACCAAGGTAAAAGCGGACTGTTTAACCCGGACCTGGTGAAGAATGAAGACACTTTCCTAATTTGACGTTATAGCGTGCAAAAAGGAACGTTTTTGGAAAGAAAATGGCCGTTTTTGGAAATAAAACCACGTAATTTGTAACAGGCCGGAAGGAACCGCAACCCGAAGGCCTGTTTAATTTGGCAGAAACAGTGTAAAAAACCGCGTTTTCCATGGCATCAGAAAAGCAACTGGCCGGATTAACGCCATTCAAACCTGGGCAACCCAGCGCGAATCCGAATGGCCGTCCGAAAGGATCGAAAAATAAAAAGACCGTCCTGGCCAAACTACTGCACATTAAAACGGTCGCAAAAAACCCGTTAACAGGCAAGCGGGAACGAATGACTTATTTGGAACAAATGTTTTTAGTCCAGATAAAAAAGGCTATTCGCGGCGGCGACGTCAATTCCTTCAGGGCGTTAATGGAACGGTTCGAAGGAACAGCTATGAAATATTCGGAAATGTTGAGCCTGGAAATGGCGCAAACGTCTGGCTGGTCTGGCGAAGAAATACCGCAGGCGGCCGCAGGAACTACAATTATTCGCCGAATCGTCTTTAAGACTTTGGAAACAAGCGCCAGCCCGCAAATTGTAAACGAATAGCATGTCGGAAACCCAGGAAAGCGTCGTCTGGTTATCTGAACCGCAAACGGCCGTTTTATCCAGCCGCGCGTCGGTTATCCTGGACATGTCCGGCCAAGGCGGCGGCAAGTCGCAGAATATTGGTTATTCGTCCGGAATGTTCGTTTCTGATTTTCCGGACCTACTGGGATTTATTGGCGCTAATACAAACATGCAGTTAAGCCAGTCGACGCTGGCCAATGTTTTCAAAACCTGGCGCCGCGACTTTGGATTCGCAGAATACGACAAGCGCGGAAACCCAGCTGGCGCGTACGTGGTCGATAAAATGCCGCCGGTTCACTTCAAAAGGATTTTGCAGCTAAAGGAATACACCGGAACGATCAGTTTCTGGAATGGCGCCCTTATATTCCTGGGCAGCCTGGAAAACTATAAAGCGCATGAAGGAAAGGAATTCGCCTGGGCGCACCTGGACGAAACCAAAGACACGCGGGAAGGCGCGTTAAAAGAGGTTATAATAGCCCGTTTACGCCAGTTCGGTCTTTGGTATGGACGAAACCAGGAATTAATATATAACGCCCAGGTAACCGCCCAGGAAGCGCTGGAAAACGGGTGGACCGCCTGGAATCCGCTTTACATTCACACCAGCCCGGCCCTGGTAGGCGTGGAATGGCTTAACCAAATGTTTAAACTTAGCCATTTCGAAAAGCAGATAAAAGAAAAGGTTACGCAAGGAACGCGGTCGTTCTTTAACGTAAAATTCGATAACAAAGAAGTGGTTATTTACCCGGTTCACTTCAACGCCCACAATTTGCCGCCAAATTATATCGAAAACCAGGAAGCCAATTTAATAGAGGAAGACAAGATTTTAAAAATGGTTCACGGTTTCCCGTTCGGAAAGTCTGGCGGCGAATACTTCCCGTTATTCCGAAAAGATAAACACACTGGCCACATTCCTTTCGACCCGGCGGCGCCAGTTCATCAAACATGGGATTTTAACGCCATTCCTTACATGACTTGCGTCCTGGCGCAGCTACGATATATAATTCGCTACGTCGACCAGGTAGGCGTTAAGCACGACCAGCCAGTCCATGGCAGTAAGGCCCTGGAAGTAATGCAGATTCGGTTTTACCGCGAATACTGTTTCGAAAGCCCGCGCAATTCGACAGACGCCGTTTGTGAACAGTTCGCCCAGGAACATAACCCGCAGATTACCGAAGTGTTTTATTATGGCGACGCGAACGGCACCCACAGAATTCCAGGCATGGGCGCCTATACGAATTTTAAGGCCATAGAGGACAAGCTATTCGCGTTCATGCACAACGCCAGCAAGCGGGTAAAAGCGATAAACGTGGCGCCGCTAAAAAGGCGGGACCTGCTAAACCGGATTTTCTTTGGCAAGTACCCTGAAATCGAAATAATGTTCGACCCGGAAGCGTGCCCAAAAACGGTCGAAGACTTCGAAAATGTTCGCCAGGGCAAGGACGGCGAAAAGCAGAAAAAAAGCATTAAGGAAAACGGGGTAAACATTGGCCAGCAATACGGCCACACGTCCGACGCGGTGGAATATCTGGTCTGTGAACTATGCAAAAACTACCTTTACGAATAAAACCTTTTTTATGCAAACCATTTCAATCGTTTTAATCGTCGTGGTCCTGTTCATCCTTATTAACAGCCTGGCGCACCCGAACCGCTGGGTTTGTAATGTTTTACTGGGCGTGGCCATTATTTTATGGCTGGTCGGCGCCTACGGGTGGCCCTTCAAATAACCAATTTATGAACGAAAAAAAGACTATTGATTTAACCGGCGTGGTCGTCGCCGTAGATTTTGACGGGACATGCGTTTACCACGACTTTCCGGAAATTGGCGAAGCCGTGCCGGACGCAATTTTCGCGCTAAAACTTATGGTCCAGGCTGGCGCCCAGCTGGTTCTTTACACTATGAGGGCCGACACAGACAAACGGAAATGTTTAACGGAAGCGATAGGATGGTTTATAACCCACGATATTCCGTTACTGGGCGTTAACATTAACCCGACGCAAAGGGAATGGACCACCAGCCCGAAGGTTTACGCCAACCTGTATATAGACGCCGCCGCCGTAGGCTGCCCGCTGGCCTTCGATAAGACCAGGCACAGACGGCCATTCGTTTACTGGCGTGCGGTCCTGGAATACCTGGCAGCCTACGAAAAGCACGCGCCAAGTATTATTCCAGCCAAGGCCAAAATTGTTACTGAATAGTTTTACATTCGTTTCCTGTTCTTTTCATCAAAAAACTAAACGACAATGAAAAAATTTTTATTAGTCCTTATGGCTACGGTCCTGGCCATTTTAGCCCTTTACATTTCAGCGAACGCACAGCCCGACAAGTTACCGCCGGTTTATAGTACCCAGCCTATTCGCGTCGGGACGGTTTACTGGCTTTTCGACGATTCAGCAAAGCAGGCGCAGCTTTTCGAAGTATGGACCCAGCAAGGTTGCCCGGCCAATATTTACATACACGACACCCTTTGGCAGATACCAGGCGGTTATTCACCAGTCCGGCCTGCGGTGGACCCTGTACCATACCGCGACACTATTTATTTGTGCCCGCCAACTGGCCAGCCGCCGGCCGTATTTACCACGATTTTTACAACCCAGACGCCACCAACAACGTCTGAAGTTGACGCCCAGGGCGCTATTACGATAGGCGTCCAGTTTAAAGCCAGCGCCGCTACGTACGTAAAAGGCGTTCGGTTTTATAAGGTTTCGAATAATTTGGGAACGCATATCGGTTACCTGTATAATTCGACCGGAACAATTCTGGACAGCGGGACCTTTGTGGAAACGGCGTCCGGATGGCAAAGCGTCCAGTTTAAAAAGAATATTCAGCTACTGCCAGGCGCCACATACACGGCGGCGGTTTATAGCGCGTCTGGCCGTTATTCGGGCATCCAGGGCCAATTTAACACGCCGATAGTTAACGGAATTCTGACGGCCACAAAGGGCGTTTACAATTACGGGAATAAATGGCCGACTTTGAGTTACAACAATTCAAATTATTTCGCGGACGTAATTACGTCGCCGACTTTCTAAAAAAATTCCCGACATTTAACGACAAAACGCCAAACATGCCGAACGTTCTGACCCTTGCGGCGGACAAAAGCAAACAATTTGCCGAAAATGTATGGAAGAATCCGCGGACCATTATAGCGTTTATTATCGTGGTCGGTTGTTTCAGTTTCCTTTTTGTCCTGCTTTATAAGACGATACCGGACGCCAATAAATCCATTATCGACATAGCAGCCGGCGCGGTCCTAACGACACTGGCAACCGTCGCAAACTTTTACTTTGGTTCGTCTAAGGATAAGAGCGACCAGGACAAAGCCGAAAGGGATAACGTGGCAAAGAATCCGCCTTCGACACCAGCGGCCTAATTTTGTAACCCATTTTGTCAACTTCAAAAAATAAGTTCTATGGCAGGCAGATTAAATTTATCAGAAATTAAGGACCTTTTCGATTCGGCCGCTTTTGGCCAGGCCCTTATAAATGGCGACGTTCCTGCAATGCAGGCCGCCGTTATTCCAAAGTACACGACGACGGCACGCGACGCGCTGGCAGCAGCAGCCAGGCCGGAAGGTTTGGTAATTTACAACACGACCACGCACAAACTAAACGTCCGCGTGGCCGCAGCCTGGGAAGTCGTAACCAGCGCTTAAAGTCATAACAAAACACCGGGCGCGGTCAGTAATACGCGAAAGCCACCCGTTAAACGGTGGCTTTTTTATTTACATTTGATTCAAATTCCTAACTTATGCAACTGGCCGACGCGCTTATTTTGGTAAAACGCCTGGTTTTATCCGGCGAAAAACACCAGGATTATACCAGAACCGTAGACCTGGCGGACACATACCTAACCTATATAACCGGCCTGGGAATCGAAAGGAAACTAAAGAAATTCGTGCCCAGGGAATCGGACGTCATGTTCACCCAGCGCGTGGAACTGACCAAGGCAATAACGCCGGCCATTTCTTCCAGTCTTAAAACGCCGTTTTCGAAGGTTACCAGAAATAACCGGATAAAAACCGATATAAAGCTGGAAAACAATAACCGCCAGGCGTCCGTCGATAAGATGCTAAAAGGATTTTATGGCGCGCCGCAAAAAAAGAACCGCGGGCTAACCTACTGGATGAATACCAGATTTTTGGAACTGAACTTTTCGGACCCTAACGCCTGGATAGTCGTGGAATGGGATAACCCGGCCGACGACGCCACCGTAGTCCAGCCCAGGCCCTTCGAAGTATCTGCGGCCGAAGCGGTAAATTATTACGCGGCGAACGACGTGGTAAAATGGCTTTTCGTAAAACAGGAAATAACGATCCTGGCTATTGACACCGTGCCCGTTCAGCCGAACAGCACTGTTCCGGGTTACGTTCAGCCGGCGACGATTGCAAACGAACCGAAGAAAACGCAAGGTTGCCGTTTTACGCTATACGACGAAGACGTAACGGTCGTTTTCGAACAGGTTGACCCAGCCTATTTAAAGCAAATCGGTTATGTCTACGAAACGAACGAACAGCTGGTCGTCGTAGGGAAATATTCGTACATAATTCGATTCTTCGAAACGAACTTAGGGTTTCCGCCGGTTTACCGGGTCGGTTATAAGCGCGACGAAGCCACCAAGGGCCGCACGTTTGTAAATCCGTGGCATGACGCCCTTTGTTACTTCGATAAGTCGTTGAAGACGGTTTCAGAACTTGATTTAACCATGACCCTGCACGCCTTCCCGCAGAAAATCCAGTATGTCCAAAAATGCGTCGGCCCTTCCAGGCAGCAACGTTGTAACAATGGGATTTTAACGGACGGTAAAACGTGCCCGTCCTGCAATGGCAGCGGGTATAAGGTGGCCACGTCGGCCCAGGACGCCATTTTACTTCCCATGCCAGAAACGAAGGACGAACTAATCCCTTTGGACGATATTCTGGTTTACAAAAGCCCGCCGATTGATATAATCGAATTCCAGAACGATTATATTAACCAACTGGAAAGGCAAGCGCACCAGGCCGTATTTAATTCCCAGGTTCTGGTCCAGTCAAAAGCCACGAACGTAAGTGGACAAAATACCGTAAAGACGGCCACGGAAATAAATACGAACCTGGATTCTGTTTATGACGCATTAGAACCGTTCACGGAAAAATACAGCGAATTTTATATGGATATAGCCCTAACCATGGGCGTATTGACCGGCGAACAGCTGGAAAAAATTGATGTTACGCATGAATTCCCAGCTGACTATAAAATGAAGGGCGAAGACCTGTTACTGGCCGAAAGGGCCGAAGCGTCCCAGGGTGGCGCGCCGTCATTCCTTTTGCAGCAAATCGACGACGACCTGGCGGCCATTGTTTACCAGGGCGACGACGAAGGTTTCCAGGTTTACAAAACGCAGCGGAAATATTTTCCATTTACAGGCATGTCGCCGGATGAAATAGCCCTGGCGGTTACGTCGCCACTGGTGCCGAAGGCCGACAAAGTGTTATGGTTTAATTTCGGACAGATTTTTACGCTATTGCTGGAAGAAAACCCGGATTTCTACAAAATGACCGACGCCAAAAAGCAGCGGACGGCCGTGGAAGAAATGACAAAGCGTTACATGGAAAAGGTGGCCGCAGAAAACCCGTCGATTAACGCCGACACGCTGCGGAATACAAATCCAATAGCAGGAAACCCGCCAGCTGGCGGCGGCCCAGCCGGCGAACAGCCTGGCGACAATAACCCAGGCCAAGGCGCATCAAATCCTTAACGAATGCCAGATTTAGGCGACCAAATAGATAAGTTACAGGGCGACCGTACCAAGTTGATCGATGCAATTATCGCAACCATGGAAACCAAACTGGGCCAGGCGCAGCGCGCGCTTTGGGATAGCCTGGTCGCCGATTTCGTCGATAAATTGGACGTAGACGAAGACGGCAATGTAAAGAACACGCTGGCCAACAAACAAAAGTTTAACCGCCTGGACCGGATTTTCGACGCCTTCAATGCTACGACCGGCCTGGAAATAGCGGCGGTTATCGTTAAGCAGGTCGATAAAATATTTTCCTTCAATAACAAATACTTTGGTAACCTGACCACGCCGACGGTTATGGGTAAAATTTTCCCAGATACCGAAAAGCAGATAAACGACTGGCTGGGAATTACCCAGCGCGGCGGGCTGGTGGAAAACGGATATTTGCAAAGAATAATCCAGGACCCGACCGTCCGGAATAATGTTCGGGACACAATGTTCCAGGCCATTGTTACGAAGCAAGGTTACCAGCGCGTTAAGTCTGACCTGAAGGACTATATTCTGGGCCTGGACGCCGACCAGGCTGGCGCGTTAAAGAAATATTATCGAAATTTCGTTTACGACACGTTCAGCCAGGTAGACCGCACCCAGGCGAAAATTATAGCCGATAAGCTGGTCCTGAAGTATGCCATTTATGAGGGCGGATTGATTAAGACCAGCCGCGAATTTTGCAAGAAACGGAACGGAAAGGTTTTTACCACCGAAGAAATAGAAAAGTTCGACCCGACAGTCGCAAAACCGCCGAATTATAACCCTTTTACGGACCTGGGTGGTTACGGTTGCCGCCACCACCTGAATTACATTCCCGAAAGCCTGGCGTTCATCCTGCGGCCGGATTTGAAGCCAGCGGCCTAAACCGGGCACTGGATTTGACGAATAAATAATTTATTGGGGTTTAAAAATCCCTTTACCTTCGAATATTATAAAACCTTTTAAAAATTTTTAACATGGCAGACGCAGTTTCTACGACCGAAGAAATGGTCCCAGTCCGTTTAAATCCAAAAACCCACGCAGGCAACCCTTCGAAAATCGAAGAAGGTTCTGCGGTCCTTTCCATTGTTTCCGGCGGCGCTACTGCGCGGCCAGCCACCGACCAGGAAAAGGCTGACGACGCCAGCGCGGGTAATACCGGGCTGGTCGGCTTTATTCTGTCCGAAGACGTGCCCGGCGTTAGTACCTGGCAGGTAGTCGGCGACGCAGACCTGGGCGCAGGGGTAAAAACAATTACCGACGGCGGTTCATACACCTATAACGACCCACTGGCCGACAACCTGGGCGCGACAATAGGTTCGCCGGTTGCGAAAGTAGCTTAAACCCAAAGGGCCGGTTAAAACCCGGTCCTTTTTTCCTTTCACCTTCAAAACCGCGAAAAATGATAGTCGACGTAACTTTAACAAACGCGAAGTTTTACGACGTACAGCGTAAATTTGATATAGTTCTAAATGAACCTTTTATAATATCGACAGACTCAAAAACGCCGCTAATCTGGGCGACGGTGAACGACGCCGCGCTGGAAGTTATAGAACACGATACCACCCTGGAAGCCAAGGCGACAAAACTTGGCAAGGCTTTGGTTATAATCTATAACGCAGGAATGGAAGTCCAGAAACAGCTGGAAATAAATGTCGTCGCAGACACTAACCAGGCCGAAGACCTGGGAGCAACCGCCGGAACACCTGTTCCGAAGGTGCCCTAACACTGGATTTTAGATTTAATGGAATAACAAGTTTAGTTTTTTGAATCCTGGCGTTTTTACGCTGGGATTCTTTACATTACGTACGGTTTTTCATTTTTTCATCTATTCGTTAAAAGCTGGGCGGATATTGCCAGAAAACGAATTTTTGGAAATTGGATTTAAGCGGGGCCAGTTTCTACTGGTCCCAATTTTTTTATCTACATTCGCCCGGTCATAATAATCGTTTTGAATGCAATCGAAAGCCTGGGCGGAAACGCCTGGGTTTTTTTCTTCAGCGCCCAAATAGCACTACATTTGAAACATTATTCAAACAAAAACCTTTTATTATGGCACTGGAAAGCAAAAAACAGAACCTTTCGAAGTATTTAATAATCGCATTAATTCCGCTGGCGGCGCTGGGAATTTCCACGTTTATCGTGCACGAATCCCAAAAGCCCGAAGTGGTTAAAAATTCCGGATTCCACCGCGACGGTTACCCGGACGTCCCGACTACCTACGAAATAACCGCCAGCCCGGCGCTGGTGTATTCTGATTTCTGGGAAACCGGAAAACTGCTTATAATCCTGGGCTGGATTATCGCAATAGCTGGCCCGGTCGTTTATTTTAAGACGCGGGAAGCCAGCGGCAAAGAATCCAGCAACTGGATTGCCTTTTTATTCTGGGTGGCCGGTATTAGCCTGGTTTTCGGTTTGTACGCGGATAGGCGTGGCCAAATGGTTTACCGACAGACGATTACAGAACAGGTTTACCAGGCTAACGAAAACGATTTGGATAACCTTTTTAAATAAACCTTTAAATCCTTTTTTATGAACGGAATTATTATAATAGGCCTTTTGCTTTTTAGCGTTATCTGCATTATAGAGGCAAAACTTGAAAGCATAACGATTGCCCTTAAAAATCCGGACCTGGCCAACTATCCGGACCTGAACGCCCAGGAACATAAGTGGAGCGCCATTTATTACCTGGCCATAGCGTTTTCTTATGCCCTGGTTTCCTTTCTGGCCATGGGTTTTAATATCCGGTTTGTTCCCTACCTGGTGGCCTTACTGGTCATTCGGCGCATATTTTTCGACTTCGCTTTAAAGATTATACGCAAGCGACCAGTTAAAACCATTGAAGGCGACCAACCTTTGGACACCGCAGTCCGGAAGGTTTTTGGCGTTAACGGTGGTCTGGTCGAACTGGCCGTCGATGTAGCAATACTGGCGGGAATGGTTTATTTATCACTTCTCTAAATGTTTAAAAAATGGCAACAAAAACTGAAAAGCAAGCGCCGAAGGGCGACGCCTTAGCCAAGGCGGTAAAAGAAATGGCAGAAACGCAGCCGGCGGCGGTGGACCCGGCGGCGTCCAGGATGCAAGTTCCGCCAGGCCAGTCGTCAGCTGGCGCCGACGAATACAAGGTAAAAGAAGTAATTCAGGACGCGCCTATCCAGGACCCGCAGCGCCCGACGATTACAGCGCCAGACATTCAGCCAGCCGTTAACGATCCACATTTAAGCAGGAACCAGCAACCGCCGCCGGGTATCACTGCCCAGGTTCAGGCTGGACCAGTGGAACCGACCGAACAGCAGATTTTCGATTTTCTGGCCAAACGTTACCCTGGTGTAACGCTGGAAAATATAAAATCGGCCCAGGCTATGGTTACGCAAACGTCTGGACACCCAGCCGAAACAGACCTAGCAGGCCTGGAAAGACACTACGGCCCAGGCTACATAACGGCGCATAAAAAAGGCGACCCGGAAGTCCGGTATTTTACCGCCCTGGGCTGGAAAAACCTGGGTGGAAACAACAACATAGAGGGCTGGCGCCAGGACGTTGTTATACCGCCGGAAGTCTTAAACCTGAATAAAAAATAGTTATGGCCAACCTGGTAAGGATTCGAAATATTAAGACGGGAAAGGAAAGCGATATTCCCGCGGACCTGTACGAAGCCAAAAGCCAGGCCCGCAGTTTTAAATTTGCTTATAAGGTTATAACGCGCATAACTGAACCGCCGGAAGTGGTCGCATTACGCAAACGAATGGCGGCCAGCGGCAACGGAATTAAAAAATAATTGGTATAATCAGAAAAAAAAATACTTTTGTTATGAAAGTTAACCACGAAAAACTTTTACGGGCCTTACTTGCAAAGGCATACAAAATGCAAGACGGGGAAATCGACGAAATCCTAAATTCGTCAGACGATAACGCACACGACACCGGATTACAAACCATTTTAGACAAAGACGCGGCCCGGATTACTGCGCTAAAAACGCCGAAAGCGGGCACGACATTCCAGGATGGTTATAAAAAAGGTAAGTCGGAAGTTCTTTCAGAATTCGAAAAGGATTTAAAGGAAAAATTTGATATTGAAAGCGACGCCCAGGGAATCGAACTGGTCGAAGCGGTGATAAGCAGCAAGGTAAAAGCCGGCAAGCCGAAAGACTTGACCGACGACGACATAAAGCGCCACCCGGTTTACCAAAATCTTGAAAAGACCAGTAAAAAAGCGCTGGCAGATAAGGAAACCGAATTCACTACCAAGTTAACCGAACAGGAAAAGGGTTTCAAAAAGGCCCAGACATTCCAGACAGTGGGCGAAAAGGCCCTAACGGTCCTGGACAGTCTAAACCCTGTTCTTTCTTCAAATCCCAAAGTCGCGGCCACCCAGCGAAAAACGTTTTTGGACCAGTTTAAAGGTTTCGAATTCGAAATCCAGGGCGACCGGGTATTAGTTTCGAAGGACGGTAAATTACTGGAAGACGGCCACGGCCATTCCATGGAATTCGACGCCCTGGTCAAACAAAATGCCGCCGACTATTTCGATTTTAAAGCGAATAATGGCGGGAAGAATGCCGGCAACGGCGCAGACGATAAGGACAAAGGCACGCCACCAGCTGGCGGGCAAAAAGGTTACCCAGCCGGATTCGCACCAAAGACTTTCGCCGAAGTCGCCGCGTTTGCCAATGACAGCACAAAACCCATAGCAGAAAGGCAAGCCGCCGCCGAAACATGGGCAGCGGAACACCCGGACAGCTAAATAAAAGACAGTTTATTTTTTTACTAACCCATTCAATTTTTTTACCATGGCAGCAGGAGATTTTACCGCGTCGGCGCTTTTAAGCATAAAGCTAAAAGCCGAAGCAATGTGGGCAGATGCCCGTTTGTCCCAGGATTTTAAAGCAAACGCCCAGGCCGCCGTCGCCGTAAAGCGTAATTCGTCCGCGACCTTTCGGGAATTAGAGGATTCCGACAAGGAAAACACGGTAATAGTTACGTTCATTAATCCGTGCGCCGTGGCCGTCGCTGATTGCACAACAGATTGCACGATTGCAGGGAACGAACTGGAATCCGGTTCGAAAACTTACACCCTGGATTTGTGTAAAGAAGTCGTTTTCACCGTCGACGCCGAAAAGACGCGCACAAACGCCTATTCGGTCGAAGAATTGAGCGCCCGCGGCCTGGCAGCAGCCGTTAAAGCGCTGGATGAATGGTGGGCGCAGCAGATTTTAATAAAACTGCACGCGTTCGAAGGAATAAATGTGGACCCAGCGCCGTACACGTACGCCGCCGGAACGACCACTATTCCGAACGCCAGCTATAACCTTTCCGTTATCCCGAATATTATGTACGACGCAATGGTTAACAAACTGAATTCGCCGTATTACATAAATAACGGGGATTTGTGGGTCGCCTGGACAAATGCCCAGCTGAACGCCGCAAATCTGGACGGAAAAGGCGACGCTGCCCGCGCTGCACAGTTAAACATGTATTTCGACCCGTTCAACTTTTCAGCGTCCGGGACCACTGAATCCATTTTCGCGGTTTCCAGTTCCGCCGTGGCTTTTGTAACGAAGACCCGTTACAGTTCTACGCCGGTCCTGGTGGGCGGTTCTGTTCAGCAGACCCGTTACACCGTGCCCAGTTCTGTAATTCCTGGCGTGGCCTACGATGTTATCTACACGCTGGCCTGTACGTCAGTGGGCGCAGTGGCGCACGTGAAACATAGCTGGAAGGTGAAGACCCAGGGCGGAATTTTCCTGAATCCGGAAGGATGCCCGGTTACGATTTCGGCCGTTACTTATAACCCTACGGGCGTTTTGAGTTACACCCACGGCGCATAAAACAGGCTTTTCAGTTTTGCCAAATAAACAGCGGAAAAAACCCGGTTCAGAAATGGCCGGGTTTTTATTTTACATTTGGTTCATAAAACATTTTTCCCATGGCCATAATGACCTGTTTAAAAAATATTTTCGGTATTACAAATTCAGATTGCCCATGTATTACCGGAAGCCTGACCAGCGAACAGGTTACGGACGTTAAACTAAGTACGTCCGGCCTATATATGGACGACGTTGAAGGCGGGGTTTCTATGAAGGGCCTGGGCGACGTAGACACCTGTTTAACCTTTTACCAAATGGCCACCAAGGCCCGCGATAACGCAATCCAGCGCTTGCAGGACGACCTGGTTATCGCTATATCGAATAAATACAAAAAGGATAAAAACGCCTTTTCTGGCCAAATCGGAAGAATGAGTTTCGCCCAGACGCTGGCCACGTCGAAAAATATTCAGGCCCTTCGCCTTCGCCCGAATGACTGGTCCGACGCCATGGTAACCCTAACGCGCATGAATATAGTTTTAAACGAAGCGGTTACCGACCTGGTAATAACCATTTGGCGGGTGCCGATTGATACGGTTATGGGCGAAATAGTGAAAAGTTTTACAGTAACGACCGTGGCCAATGGTTACACGACCGTCCCAGATAACGCGCCGCCGGATTTGCCTTTACTTATGCCGTTCGTCGTAAATAACGAACTGGTGGAATATTGGGTAACCTACGATTTGACGGGGAAGACCGCCAGGCCAAAAGATACCGCCCTGCAATGTGTAACCTGCAATAAAGGGACTGCGCCGTATTCGGACTACGTTACTGTCTATGGCGCCCAGCTGGATTCGACCGGCAATTTTTCAAATGCCGCCTACGATCAATTTTCACATGGGTTAATTCTGGACGTGGATATACGCTGTAATAACGAATCGCTGGTATGCCGCGAATACAAAGCAGACGACGCCATTTCTGTTACTATGGCCTATGCCAGCCGGTTTAAAGCGGCCGAACTATTAATCGAATACGTCTTAGGCGCGACAGACGTTAACAGATATACGACCATGGCCCGCGAATACCTTTGGGGTAAACGAAACCATTTCCGCGCAGAATACGACGCGCGGGTTACATACCTGGCGGCCACGATAGACGTAACCAGTTCGAACTGTTATGTTTGCCGCGAAGCCACAAACCAGCCACGCGTTCACGGAATTTTAAGCTAACCATGGCCAGCACAAACGACCTAAAAGGGAAATTCGCCGAAATAAAGGCGCGCCTAGTAAACCAACTGCCAGAAATAGCGGCGACGCTGGCGGTATCGGCGAAGGCCGTAGCCGAACGGCGGATATTAAGCGAAGGGTTTGGCCGGACGTATTCGGAAAACAGGATTCCAGCCTGGTATCTGGACGGGAAGGAACTGAACGCCGCCGGCACGGTTTACCTGAAGAATAAAAAAAAGCAGGACCAGAAAAACACCCACGTCCAGGACGGGGTTACTTTCTTCCCGCAGGACTACGGCGTAAACTGGAAGGAATTTCGTAACGCGCAAGGGTTACCGACCGAACACGTTGATTTGCATTATTCTAACAGAATGTTTTCAAATATGAACGTGGCACACTTCCAGTATTCAAGCGACGGAACCCACGTTATCGCATTCCTGGGCGCGACCAATATCGAAGACCAGAAAAAAATGGACTATAACCGCGACCGATACGGCGATTTTATCCGCCAGTCCATTTCGAAGGAAGACGACGACGCCCTAAGAACGGTGGCGGGCGACGAAGTAAGAAAAATAATAAACGGCGTAAATCTTTAAGCTATGAACAAAGCACTGGCCAGGGTTTTAAGGGATAAACTTTTGGATTTGCCATTTATCGAAGTGGCGGCCGGCCTGGTCCAGACGGTTACCACCACGGACAGCGTGCCCAATAGCGCAGCCGACGAAGCGGCCGTTTCCGCGGTAACAAAAAAGTTCCCAGTGGCCACGTCTGTAATTCCTGAAGACTTTTGCAAAAACGGAAAGGAATTCCGGACCATTCCGAACAGTAATTACCGTTCCCTTATCTACTTCGAAGAATTCGGAATATCCGTCGGCCCAAAGAACCATGGACATACAGCATTTACTTCCAGGATTCGAATGGTTATCTGGCTGAATAGAAAAAACCTGGTCGGCGCCAGCTATACCGATATTTCCGGCCGCTGCATGGCCATGATTATCGACCGCCTTACGGGCAATAACCCGGAAAACGTGGATATTTTCACCAGGCTAACCTGCGAAGTCGCTGCGATATTGCCGCAGGACGCCAGCGTTTTCGCCCGCTATACGTACAGCGAAGCCGATAGGCAATATTTGCGGCCGCCTTTCGAATTCTTCGCCATAGATTTTACCTGTAAATACCAAGTTCCTTCAAATTGCATGGATTCGATTAACTGGAATGTGAAAGTTTGCTAACTTTCCGTTTCTAAATCGTTATAACCATGGCGTCCTTTTTGTTTCAAATCCTTTTGTTCTCTATTTCAGTGGGTATTGTAGCTGCCATTTATCACGGCATTTTAGCCTATTCGCCAGTCCTGAACTGGTGGTTCAGGTTCGGGCAGCGGTTCGAAAAAAAATGGTTTTACGACCCGATTTGGGGTTGTGTCAAGTGTATAGCCGGGCAGATGGCCCTTTGGAGTTATTTAATTATCGTATTCCTGGGCCAGCCGGACGGCCCTGGCGACCCGTTCGCCATTTTTCCGGATAGTAACGCCGACGCCGCGTTACTGCGCCTATTCGGCCTTATATCGTCTATATGCGCGTCGATATTCTTCGCCATGATCTTCGCCCGCGTTATTACTAAACTTGAAAATAAATAATCTTATGCCCGACCTGCAAAGAATAGATTTTGAAAAGGGAACGTTCGAAGGCAAAAGCGGAAAAACTTATTTCGTGGAATCGTCTTTATCCGTGGCCCGTTACGCTGAATTCCAGATTTACGAAAAAGAAATGGCCTACGGCCTGACCACAAAAAACTTATTTGAAAAGCTAAAGGCCCTTTTCGACCTGCAAAACAAGATGAAGTTTGCCGAATCCGTGGTCCTGCTTAACGACCTAATGCGTGGCGTCGCCAAACTTCAGGAACGCCAGCCGTCCATAATGAAAATCTGCGCCCTTTATATGAACCTGGAAGGCGAAGACCGCGGAATAATTAACCAGGACATGATCGACGCGAAAATAAAGGACTGGGCAGAAATTGACGTCCGCGATTTTTTCGCGCAGGCCATTCGTTCGGTGAATGGCTTAATCGAAATCTATGCGACCGTTTCCCAGTCCATTTCGGACCTGGCCGCGCAGGGAAACGAACAGTAAAACCGAAGACGGCAAAAAAGCCGATTTACCAGGAAATAGAGCATATCAGAAAGCTATGGACGGAACTTTGGTTCGAAATGGCCGGCGGCATTAAATCCGAATACGAAAAGATTAAGGCGACCGACATTTTCGAATTCTATCCTATCCTGGATTTGTGGAAGGAAAAGCAAAAGCGGGAAATGGAACTATTGAAGTTCAAAGCAAAAAACCGACTTTTATAAAAATTCTTCCAGTATGCCCGACGAATATGTAGTCCCGTTTGGGGTCGATGCCGCACCCTTTTTAAAAGGCATTGGCGACATGGAAACGGCCACCGACGACCTGACAGCCAAGGCCGAACAGTCTAATAAAACCATGCAGGGCGCTTTTGACAATACCGGCGCCGCGGCAAAAAGGGCAGCCCAGGCGGCGGCCGAATACCAGGCACAGCTGGACATTAACGCCAAATCCGCGCAGTCTTATTTTCAACTTAACGAACGCCTGCGGATTTTAAATGAGGCGCTTTTTACAGAAACCGACCGCGGCCGGATTAAGCTATACCAGCAGGAAATCGACAAGACCAAGGCCAGCATTCAGCAACTTCAGAACATTGGAAAAATCGGATTCGATGCCACCGGCAAGGCCATTGAACGCCAAAGCGGTTTAATCGAACAGCTGCGCGCGAAAATAAATCTGTATAAGGACGCCATGACCAAGGCGACCGACCCGACCAGGATAGCCGGGTTAAACAAGGTTATCGAACAGACTACCAAAGAACTTACTGCGCTGTCCAATGCCGGAAAAACAGGTTTCGACAACTTAGGGAATGCCCTGGATAAGACCAGCGCCAGCATAGAAAAAACGGCGAAGTCGACGAACGTTCTTTCCAAAGGTTTCGGATTCATTCGCCAGGCTGCCTATCTTATCCCAGGTATCGGAATTGCCGGCATATTCAACCTAATCGGCGAAGCGGTGGTTTCGCTGGCTGGCAACCTGTTTAAAGCTGGCGATTCCTTCGACGCCCTGGCGCAAAAGGCAAAGCTGGCCCAAACCGTCCAGGAAGCCGCGGACAAAGACGCCGGCAAGCGCCTGACAGATTTAAAATTACTCTACGCCGCCACCCAGAACGTTACACTTAGCACAAAGCAGCGGACGGACGCGGTTATCGCTTTACAGGCGGAATTTCCCGACGCCTTCAAAAATATTTCCCAGGAAACTATCTTAAACGGTGGCGCAGCAAAAAGCTACGACGATTTAACAAAGTCGATACTGGCCACCGCGCGCGCGACGGCGGCAAAGACGCAACTGGACCAACTGGCAGCCCAGCAGCTGGACCTGGATTTCCAGCGCCAGAAAATCATAAACGCCACAAACCAGCAACTGGCCAAGGCCGCGGCGACGCGTATAACGGCGCCAGGCGTTTCTGGCGGCCTGGGTGGCGACCTGAACCTGGTGGAAAGTAAGGCGGCCGTAGAAAAGGACATAACAAACCGGCGGGAAGCGGCCCTGAAAATAAACGACATAGACCAGAAACGGATTAAAGACCAAACGGATTTCCTTATAAAATTCGCCGGCGGCGAACAGGCTTTAGTCGAAGTCGTGGAAACCAAAGACGCCAAAAAAATCAAAAACGCCCAGGACACGGCCGACAAGCTGGCGAAAATCCGCGAACAGGAATTAAAAACATTCCAGACTTTGCTGGCCAAATTGCAGGCCACCGACGACAGTTTACAGGCCACGGCAATAGAGGACAACCGGGCAAGCCAACTGGCAGCCAGCGACGCGAAGTTTAAAAAGATTGCCGACGATGCCCAGCGCGAAGTCGACCAGGCTAAAGTTTCGAATTCCCAGCGCGTCCAGCTACAAAAGGCCGCCGATAAGGTTATCCTGGACAGCGTGGCCGCCAATAACGCGGCAAAGCTGGATATAAACAAAAAGTTCGACGACGCGCAGCTAAAACTTCAGGAAAACGCGCAGCGTGCCCTGGATTCCATTGGCCAGAACAGCCAGGAAAACCAGCTGGCCGCCATAAATAAAAAATATGCCGACCTGACGGCGACGATTAAAAAAGGCGGGTTATTAACAAAACAGGCTGAAATCGCAATCCAGAACGCCCGGATTAACGAAATTTCCGACAACGAAATAAAGTTCGGAACCAAGGCTATACAGGATAAGGAAAAACTGGATATTCAGGCCATAGAATCCGACCAGAAATTCGCCGACAAGTCCGTCGCCATTCAAAAGGAAAAAAACCTGGCCATTTTGCAGGTCGAACTAAAGGCGGCCGAAGACACGTTAAGCCTGTTAATTTCGAACGGCAAAACCGAACAGGACGAAATCGTTAAGAATGCCGAACAGCTTATCGCAAACCTGAAAGCGAAAATTGCTGGCGTCGAAGGCAATAAGGGCAAGGGCCAGACCCTACTGGAATTTTTAGGTATTACGCCCGACGGCCAGCGGAACCTGGGTTTATATGCCCAGGCTGCCAGCGAAGCGGGTAAAATTACTTCCGATTTCCTGGCCGGCCTGGTCGATGCCAACCAGCAGGCAATCGACGCCAAACAAAAGTTAATCGACCAGGATAACCAGGAACTGGAAGATTTGCAGGCGCGCCTGGACAAAGAAACCCAGTTAAGGGACCAGGGCCTGGCCAATAACGTCGATGCAATCCAGCGTGAACTGGACGCGAAGAAAAAAGCCCGCGACGAAGATTTAAAAAGCCAAAAGCAGTTACAGGATAAGCAAAACGCGCTTAAAAAGGCGCAGATAATTGCCGATTCCATAGCCCAGGTTTCCAATTTGATTACCGCCGCGTCGCAGATATTCGAAGCGTTCAGCGCCATTCCGATAGTCGGCGTTCCGCTGGCTATTGCCGCCATTGGTTTAATGTTTGGCGCCTTTGCGGTGGCCAAGGTTAACGCCCTTAAAGCAGTCGATTCTGGTGGCCAGACGTTCGGGGAAGGTGGTTATATTGATGGCAAGCCGCACACCCAGGGCGGGAAAAAATACCGCGCAATCGACGGAAAGGGCGTGGTGGAACTGGAAGGCGGCGAACACGTTACGAATAAACGTAGTACGAAAAAATATTCGACTTTACTGGATGCAATCAATAACGACGACCTTTCCGGAATGTCTGAAGACGGTTTAAAGGAAATGTTTGCCAGCCTGGGAATAGGTTTCGGCGTCGATTCACCCAGGGAAGCCGTGCGCGTTATCCATAAGCATAACGAACTAAAGCAGACGGTAAATTTAACCGCCGGCCCAGCTGACGGCCTTTCAAAAGACGTTAAGCAGATTTCCACGAACGTTAATTACCTGGCCGAAAAGGAACGCAACCGGACCGAACGCTGGGAAGAAAACGGTTATGTCTACATAAAGAAAGGCAACAAAACCACCAAGTTTAAAAAATGAACACGGTTGTAAATAAATTTCGTTACACGATTGAGGATAGGATAGGGCCGTTAATCGTTTCGCCGCTGGGTGAAAGCGACTTCCTTTTGGTCTGGGAACTGGAAAGCGAAGGGAAACAGGACTATAAAAACACCCTTCCCAGCGCCATAGTATTTACCGGCGAAGCGTTTGGCAAGCTATTGAAGATTGAAAAGTCTATTTACCGCTGTGAATTCTGCGCCATTACAATCGAACGCCGCTGCGGCGGGACGACCTGGACGCCCTGGTTTTCCGGTCGAATGTCGAACAACGACGGACAATGGGATTTAGACCGCTGCACGGTTACCATGAAACTGGACGACATAAAACCCGGCCAGTGTATCGAAGACAACAAAACCACCCAGGTAAACCTTTTTGGCGTAAGTATCGGCGAACGGCGCAGCATTTTTGTAAACCCGGCGGGTATTGTTTTGGAAAAGATTGATTTTTCGCAAACTGTTACCGGCGAAATCCCATGTCGAACCCTTACACCCTGGGACGCGCCAGGAACGCCGCTGGATGGCGCATGGGTGGAATACAAAGAAGAAAGAACCGAAACCGGGTCCGGCGGCGGTAAAACCTGCGTCCTGAATTCCTGGTATGCCCGCGAAACAATTCTATTACCGTGCGGCGTGCTGGCGCCGGGTCCTGAATGGATCGTCGTGGCCGACGGGTGCCCGTCAACCGACACGAAATGGGCCAGGGAAGCCCGGTTATATGGGTGCACGTACAGCCAGCCAGATTTCGGCGACACGACATTGGCGTCCATTTTTGAATGTCAGATAGTGGGCGACGCGCCGGAAAACATAACCATAGATAACGGGTTACCGCTGGATAAGGTTTTCGAACTTTTTTTAGATAGCTTTTGCCCAGGCTACACGGTCGTAAGTGATTTTTTCCAGATAAACCCGGACGTCGAATCCGAAATAAACTATGTTACCGGCCTACGGTCCAAAACCCGGTTTATTACGATCTTCCAAAAATCCGACGTCAAAAGACCGTCGGCCACCAATAACGCCACGATTGCAAACATGACCCTGGGCGAACTTTTGGACGACCTGGTAAGCATGTTTAACGTGCGCTGGCGCGTCGAAGGGAATGTTTTGAGAATCGAACACGTCAGTTTCTTTGTGCGGGCTGCGGGTTTCAACCTGACGGAACCACGCTGGGCGCGCTACGTCGTCGGCCTGCGTCGATATACCTACGATTCAGCAGAAATTCCGCAAAAGGAAACGTTTACGTTCATGGAAGCCAGCGGCGGCGACTTTGAAGGCGCGCCGATTATTTACAGCGAATGCGTAACCCAGAACGGGCGCGAAAACACGGTTAATTTTTCGGCCGAAAACGTTACCACCGACGTCCAGCTGTGCCTGGCGAATCCGGACCCTGACAGTGAAATAGTCCAGGACGACGGTTTCGTTTTTATTGCCGCAGACTTAGACGATTCGGGTTTTTTTATAATAAGCGAAGCCACTATTTTAGGCGGGAACGTGGTTAACAATTCCCTTGCCTGGGCGCAGCTGCAAAGGGATTATTACAAATGGGACCGGCCGGCCCGCCACGGGTTAATGAACTATATAGAAACGGTTTTCAATACCGTCCAGCCGAAAAAACGTGGCGCGCCAATTACAATTCCGCTTTGTTGCGACGACGTATTTAACCCGGACGACACGATTTCCACCGCTTTAGGTTCGGGCACAGTGGACAAAGCCACCTTTTCCTTTAAAGGCGAATCCTTAACGCTGGAATTACTTTACGCCGCCGACATTGGCCTAACGACGAACGAACCGCCATTAGCCCAGAACGACGTCGTTGCCACGCCGCAGGACACCGGAATTTTAATAAATGTTATCGCAAACGACACGGACGAAAACAACCAGCTTTTAACGGTTAAAATAATTTTACCGCCGCTGCATGGAACGGCCATAGTTATCGGAACGAAAGTCCATTACCAGCCGGCGCTGGGTTACCAGGGCAGCGATTTGTTTTTATATACCGTTTCGGATGAATGGAACCAGCCCAGCAATAACGCCATGGTTTCAATAATCGTAACGCCGCCGAATGCTGCGCCGATTGCGGTAAACGATGCCTACGACGGACAGAAAAATACCGCTTTAAATATTGCGTCGCCTGGTGCCGGTCTTTTCCGGAACGACTTGGACGATATTGGTTTTATTCTGGCCAGTTATGACGCGACAAGCGCAAACGGCGGAACGGTGGTCGTAAATCCGGACGGCACGTTCGTTTACACGCCACCGACTGGCTTTATTGGCCTGGACACATTCGATTACACGATAGTCGATTCCGGCGCATTAAGCGACACGGCCACGGTAACCATAAACGTTCGGGACCCGGACGCGCCGGTCGCAAATCCGGACGAATACCAGACCGTCAAAAATATTAACCTGAATATTGCGGCGCCTGGCGTGCTGGCAAACGATACGACTTCAATAGGCGTCTTAGCGACGGTTTCGGCAATTATCACAACTGCCCAGGGTGGTTCGGTGGCTATGAGTACAGACGGTTCTTTCCTTTACACGCCGCCAGCCAATTTCGTCGGCGTCGATACGTTCACCTATACCGCCGATAACGGAACGTCGACAGATTCGGCCCTGGTAACTATCCGGGTTTTGCCGCTTATCTGGGTTAAAATGTCTTTAATAAATCTGCAAACGCAACCGAATCCGCTGACCAGCTGCCCGAATGGTTCGACCGACGGCGGACTGTCTAAAACCGAAACTATCCGGGTCCAGTATTTTTCCAATGCAGCGGGAACCATACCCATAGACGTTACCGGCCTGGGATTAATTGTTTATCTGCGGACTGGCATACAAAGCGCACCAGGCGGCCCTGTTTCGTCGTCTGACGATGGACATTTTACCAGCGGAACGCAGAACGACCTTTTTGTTAACAGAATGTATTTCAGGCAGTTTAAAGATTGCAATGGAAATACTGTTTATTATACGAATGAAGTTTTTACATTGTTACCCGGTTCTTATACGATAATCTAAAAAAGTTTACCAGCATGTCCTTATATAACGAACTTCCAATAGTCTTTCCGTGGTACGAAAAACAGGAACAGCAGGACCGTTACAGGGAAAACGTAGACGGGACATGTTCGTTTAAACTGATAAGTCCGAAAAACAGTCTTTTGCCCTTCCAGTTCCGCAAGCCCAAAACGCTAACCCTTCCAAATAGCTGGGAAATATTTGAGGCGCAAAGCATGGCCAGCGTGGCGGTTATTACCGGCGCTTTGCCTGACGTAGTTTTTTCTTCCATGGCGCAAAACGATTATTTTACGTTCCCGGGTACACCGATTGCCGGGCTGACACTGGCGCCAGGCTACTATTTTTCAATTATGCGTTTTCCGGAAGGGTCGCAGTATTACAGCGAAGTTTTTTTCGTTCCGGATTCCGGCGCCTTCAACGTCCAGGACGACGATTTTATCCCATTCCTGAAGTTTGTTTTTTACAATAACAACGATATGCCGCCGATACTTTACGCCCAGGAAAGCCCGTCCGGCGGAAGTTTTTTTAAGCAGGTTTTTTACCTGGACAGCTTTATAACCGCCAGCGAACCGGAAATCGTCGAAGACGGGACCAAAGACGGGAACGACGAACTTATCCCGACCTTTCAAAAGGCGATTATAAATTACCGGATTACGACCGACGCGTCGGAATTCTTAAAAAAGGCAATTAGTTTGCTGCCCATGTGCGACAGCCTGGATTTAACGACAAAACTGGGAATCCGGACCGGGCCGATTGAAAAAATTACGGTCGATAGCGTGCCCGAAGGCAATGGCGCCATTTCAATCGTCGACCTGGTATTCCAGGAAACCGTCGCTATAATCAAAAAAGGTTGTGGAAACGATATGGCGACCGGGTGCAGCGGCGGACCGACGACCATGGTTTTAACCGAAGGAACCCCGAACACGTTTTATAAATTCCAGGGCTACGCGGCGCCCGGAACGGTGGTCCAGTTTTACGGGTCCCAGACAGTCGACGGACCCAAAACAATTATTTCAGGCCTGACAGCAACCGCCGCCGAATACACCGCCGGCGTTCAGCTGCTTAAAGTTCTTTTCGACCCATTCGTCTACATATCGGCGAAAGCTATGTCGCTAGGTTGTGATTTTGGATTCAGTACGCCAGCCATTGAAAAGATAGTAACAGGTCCGCCCAGGCTGACCCTTATTTACGACGACATTCTAAACGTTCCGGTTTCTGACCCGAACAGCCTGACAGAATGGAACGCGTTTTTTAATACCAGCTTTAGCGCGGACGCCGATTTTAACGTCGTCGAAGTGTCTGGGAATATTGTGAACCTGGGTGGCCCTACGGCAATGCAAATGCCTGGAAGCCTGTTTTATCTGAATACCCACATAATGCAGGTTTTAGATTATACCGGAATAGTAACGCTATTGCAGGGCACAACATTTTACCAGTGTCCAATTTTGGAAAAGGTGGTTTTCAATGGCGTCGCAGGCCTGGGCGCCAGCGAATTCGTGGAATGTCCGTTATTGCAGGACGCCATTTTCCCGGTCTGTACGGTTATGGCCGCAGGGAACCAGTTTTACCACTGCGTCAGCCTTACAAAAGCGGATTTCCCGTTATTTGCTGGCGTCGTGCCGATAAACAGTTTTTACGTCTGCCCTGCACTGGCCGAAATTAATTTCCCGCTGTGCACTGGATTAGCGGATTTTGCTTTTTCCAATAACGCCTGCACGGTTGTTAGTTTTCCGCTGGCGACCAGTATAGGCCTGGGCGCTTTAGGGAACTGTCCGAACCTGAAGTCTGTAAGTCTTCCCGTTTGTACGTCAATAGGCGACAGCAGTTTCCGGCCTTCGCCGGCGCTTGAAACGCTATTTTTGCCGGCCTGTACGAACGTGGGAACTACAACCGGCGACGACCTGGTTTTCAATGGAACGACGGGCAGAACTATTGCCCTGGTCCTGAAATCCGGCACAGAAACCGACGCAGACATAGTTTATTTGCTGGCGAACAATACGGTTACCCTTACATTAGTTTAGTTTGCTACGTTCGAAAAATCTTTATATTTGAATCGTCTATTTTACTAACCAGATAAAAAATTCAGTTTATGCCAAACCCAATTTGTCCGGATAATTGCGACTTTGCGTTACCGACCGTTCTTTTTGACGACTGCGCGCCGGTCGTGGTTTATTCAGAAATCCGGCGAATTTTCATGGCTAAAAAAGCCGCCGCGCCGTTCACAGACTGGACCGAAGCGGCCGAATGGCTGACCAGGATAAACCAGGTAACGACCACCGGCGACGATTATATCCGCGCCCTGACGGTTATAGGCGACAAGCCCGCAGCGGCCGACGTTTCCAAAGACATTTCGAACGGCCGAAAAATCGTTATCGGCAAAGACCATACTTTAAACATTACCATTGACGACGTTTCCGCCCAGAACTACGAATTTATGCGCGGCCTGGAATGTGGTGGCGAATTCCGTTTTTGGTACGAAACCGCCGGCGGTTATATCTACGGCGGAAACGAAGGATTTTTAGCCAGGATTTCTATAAACGACGTTCTAAACCGTGGCGTCGATGAAATCGAAACACTT